GGCGACTCGAATGATGGCGAGCTCTGGGATCGGGTGTATGCGCGCCTCCAGACCACCTATCTCCATAGCAATGGCTCCGATGTTCTGCGCATCGCAGCCACAGCCGTGGACACCGGGGGCCACAATACGGGCGCCGTCTATGAATTCTGTAGCCATCTTCTGCGGCAATTCATCGTGCCGATCAAGGGTGCCAAAGGCGTTGCGGCACCGATCGTCGACAGGCCCACGGAAAAATCTGAAGCCGGCGTCTACCTTTTTTCGGTCGGAAAGCTCGCCACGCACGGGCGTCTCTATTCGTCGATCGACAAGTCCATCGCCAAATTCAAGGAATTCCAGGAGCGAAAAAAGACCGACCAGGCCGCCACGTACCGGTCGGCTGAAATCATTCATTTCCACAAAGGCCTCGGCGATGCCTTCTTCAAGGAACTGACCGCGCCCAAAAGCATCTGGAAAAAATCAGACGGCAAATACCAGCTCACCTATGAAACCACAGCCGGCGTAGCCGACCACGCGCACGACTGTCTTCGCTATGCGGACGCCGCACGCGAAATCTTCAGCGTGAACATCGACCAGCGCTGCGACGAACTCGACGGCATCCTGCCCGCCGCGTAACCCCACCACCGGAGCCCCAAATGACCCCCGAAGAGGAACTCACGGCCGTGCAAAAGGCCATCACCGCCATTCTCGGTGGCGGCCAGGAGGTTGACATCGAGGTCAACCAGAACCGCCGCCGCATCACCCGCGCCAGCCTCAAGCTCCTTTATGAGCGCGAGAAAGAGCTGAAAGCCCTGATCCGTCGCCAGAGCGGTGGAGGTATTATTCATGCAATACCTCGTTAACGCTCAAAGGCCATCCCTGTGGTCACGGATGCAGAGTGTCTTCATGCCCTCGGCATGGAACAGGCTCCCGCCAGTGGACAACCCTTACCGCTCCACATCGCGCGAACCTGGACCCATGAGCGAGTGGAACCCTCCCTCGTCCAATGCCGACGAATCACTTCTGCCGGTCCTTACGACTCTTCGCGATCAATCCCGCGACCTCGACCGAAACGAAAGCATCGCCCGCGGCGGACTCGAAAACTACATCACCAACGTGGTCGGCGACGGACTGCGGCCCCAATGCCGCATCGATCACGAGCTGATCGGGATCACCGAGGAAAAGGCGCGAGAGTTCGAGCGGCGTGCCGAGAAAATCTTTGCCCTTCACATGAACAAAAATACAGCCGACTGGCACGGCACCGGAAACTTCGCCACCCTTCAGGCCCAGGCTCTGCGGGCCAGCATGCTCGACGGCGACTGCCTCGCGGTCCGGCGCTTTAGAAACCGCCCGGGCGCGATCATGGGAACTGCGATCCAAATCATCGAGGCCTCCCGCATCCGAAGCCCAATGGAGATCAAGACTGATATCGACGTGCGGGAAGGGGTCGAACTCGACAAAACCGGGATGCCGATCGCCTATCATGTTGGAAAAACCGGAGCCGATCGATTCCTTGGCAGCGAGACGGTGCGCGTTCCCCGTTTTGACTCTGATGGTACGGCCGTCGCTCTTCACCTCTTCCACCAGCGCCTGCCAGGGCAGAGCCGGGGTGAGCCTTTCCTCGCTCCCGTCATCGGAAAGTTCAAGCAGATCTCACGCTACAGCGAAGCCGAGATTGATGCGGCCGTCATCAATGCTTTCTTCGCAGCGGCACTGACCAGCGATGTCGGTGGCATATTCGGTGATCGCTCGAAAGCCCACCTTGCCAATCCCCAGACAAAGCCGCCCGAGCGCAAGTACCATAAGTTTGGCCCCGGCACGATTCTGGAGCTTTTGCCTGGCGAGAAGCTCGAAGGCACAACTCCCGGCCGACCCAATATGAACTTCGATGCCTTTGTGCAGGCCGTCATAAAGCAGATCGGCATCGGGCTCTCTATTCCCTATGAAGTTCTCACGCAGCATTTTTCGTCGAGCTACTCAGCAGCCCGGGCGGCGATCCTTGAAGCATGGAAGGTCTTCAAAGTCCGCCGGGCCTGGCTCGTGAGCGAATTCTGCCAGCCCGTCTGGGAATGGGTGATCGCCGACGCTATTGAAAGCGGACTGCTCGATGCGCCGGGGTTTGACGATCTTTTGAAGCGTCACGCCTACCTCACAACCCAGTGGTGCGGCACGGAAATGGAAGCCATAGACCCACTCAAGGAAGCAAAGGCCAGCGAAACCGAGATAGCGATTGGAGTAAAATCCAGGCGCTACATCGTTGAAAGCCAGGGACGTGACTTCGACAAACAGATTCAGGAGTATGAAGAGGAGAAGGATATCTTCGCTGATCCGGCAGCACAAAGCCAGGACATGGGCAAGACGAATTCCGGGCAGGACCGTCCGCAATCTGCGGACAGCTGAAACCTTTACAGGGAAAGGCTGCTCCTGATATTCTTCGCCTTGCCTCTCTCTGCAGTCTTCCCTGACTGCACTTTGCCCACCCCCTCGAAATCACGCCCCCAAACACCCGGAGCCCCTCTCTGTCTTTTGCTCTCAGCTACATCACAAGCACCCCATGGGCCATCACTGAAGACTCGCTGCGGTCCATGATTGCCATTGCGACTCAGCACGGATCAATCGAAGCACTTGAAAAAGTGCGTGGAACAAGGGCCAAAAACACCGAGCGCGCGACAGTTCGCAGCGGGGTGGGCATCATCCCCATTCGCGGGCCACTATTCAAGCACGCAAACCTGATGACCGATCACTGCGGCGCCACCTCCTATGAGACGGTGATGCGCGATTTTCATCAAATGCTTGCTTCCACTGATGTCCGCAGCATCATCTTCGATATCGATTCGCCTGGCGGCGAAGCCAACGGAACATCGGAACTTTCTGATGCGATCTTTGCAGCTCGCGGCCAAAAGCCTACGGCAGCCTACATCGGTGGCACTGGAGCCAGCGCTGCCTATTGGATTGCGAGCGCCTGCGACAAGGTCTTTGCAGCAGATTCAGCCATCATCGGCAGTATCGGCGTGCAGCTCGCTCTACACAACGAAAAAAGTGAAGGCGAAATCCGCTTCGTTTCCTCGCAGAGCCCGCGGAAAAACCGCGACCCCACGACCGAAGATGGCGCAAAAGATGTCCAGACCATCATCGATGGCCTCGCAGAAGTCTTCATCGGCAAAGTCGCCCGAAACCGCGGTGTCGATCGCGCAGCCGTCCTGGAAAAATTCGGACAGGGGGCTGTCTTCGTCGCATCCGATGCACAAAGTCGCGGCCTTATTGATCAACTTTCAACGCTCGAAAGCGTTATCTCAAATCTTGGAGAACACCAATTGGCATCCGATCAGCCAATCACAGCTGAATTTATCGCCCAAGCGCACCCGACCGTGGCGGAGCACTTCATGCAGCTCGGCGCGGAACGCGCATTGGCCAAAGTCCTCGCCGACCAGAAGCGCCTCGAATCAATCAAAGGCATGGCCGAGGGCCTCGTTTCAAACGAATTCTGCCAAAGCCTGATTTCAAGCGAAATGACTGCAGCCGATGCAGCCATGGCTATCATTCAGGAAGCAAAAAAGAACCCGCCAAAGCGAAAAACATCCCCAAAAGAGGCCCTTGAAAGCCAGCTTGAAGGGCTCGACGTACCACCCAAAGACCAGCCTTCATCCGCATCACTTGCCGAGCAGCAGGACTCCATTCTTTCGCTCGCTCAAAAAGTCGATGGCTTGAAAATTAAAGGAATCTAATGGACTTCAACCCTTCCTATCGGGTCGTGGACTCCTACACGCCCCGCTTGATCCATCGCGGGAATTTCCCCACCTACCGCGGATCAGTAACGATTGAACGAGGCCAGGTTTTGAAGCTGGGCTCTGTGCTCGGCCGAAAGACCGCCAGCGGCAAGTACGTCCTCTGCAGCAAAACCGCAGAGGATGGAACCACGGCGATCGCTGATGGCAGCGAAAAGCCGGTCTGCATTCTGCAAGTCGATATCGATGCCACCGAGTCCGATAAGTTCGCGCCAGTGTTCCGAACAGGCTCATTTCTCGGCCTTGATCTTGTGCTGGGCAAGGGCCACACGCTGGAAACCGTCGACGATGATCTCAGCCTGCGCTCCATCTATATCGAAAAAGGGGAGGACTGAGATATATGGCTCTTCCCATTTACGGCACCTACTACCTCAACCGCCTGATCACGCGCATCGTGCCAAAGCCAAAGTTCTTTCTCGATCGCTTCTTTCCGACTGAAGTGCAATCGACCAAAGAGGATGTCTATTTCGATGAAGCTCCTGGTGTTAAAGCCGGTATTGCTCCGTTCGTGCATCCACTTGTCGAGGCACCGATGTTCCGTGAGCAGGGCTACCGGACCAAATCCCTGCGGCCTGCCTACATCAAAGAAAAGACCGGACTCACTCCCGATCGCGGCAACGTCCGCATTGCCGGCGAGGCCTTCGGCGGTGAACTGACTCCGATGCAGCGTCTTGAACTCATGCTTGCACGCGATGTCGCCCGCCTTCAGGAACGCTGGCGCAACCGTCTCGAACTCATGGCGGCCGAGGTTGTCAAAACCGGGCGACTCACCATCAAAGGCGATGGAATCGATGCTGTCCTTGACTTTGAGCGGTCGGCGAGTCTCACCAAACGCCTGACTGGCGACAAGGCCTGGACGAACAAGGACCTTCCCATGCGCCAGCATTTTGAAGCTATTCAGCGGGAAGTCGCTTCGCTCAACCTGGGCCAGACCCGACCCTATAACGTCATCATGGGACCTGAAGCCTATGATCTTTTTGCCGCAAACAATGAGATCAAAGGCCTTCTGAACGAGATGATCCGCGGAGCTGACCTGGAGCTTCAGATCACGCCAGGCCTCCAGTCCTTTGATAGCCTTGTTTATAAGGGCAAGTTCGGCAACGTCCGCCTTTGGGTTTATGAAGCGATGTCCGATGACGGCAAGCTCTATATTGAACCGAAGCAGGCCCTCTTTTTCTGTGACAGCATCCAGGGTGTTCAGTTCTTCGGGGCGATCCAGGATCTCGACGCCAACCTGATGGCACTGAGGACCTTCCTCAAAAGCTGGAAGATCGAGGACCCAAGCCAGCGCATTGTCCTTTTGCAATCGGCACCCGTCCTTGCCACCTTTGACCCGAACACGGCATGCCTTCTCAATGTTGCCTGAGACGGACGAGGCATTTGAATCGGAAGGAAAGCCATTCGCCGG